TCAGCGTGCGGTGCGGGTCCTTGCGCTCCAGCAGCGTAGCTTGCACCGTTGCCGCCAGTTCGACCGGCCCGAGGCGACTGTCACTGATCGCCAGCTCGATCCGGCCATCTTCGTACTGGACCTCGGCCTGCCACGGCAGCTGCAGCCGATGCGCCATCGCGCTGATCGCGTCGGGATCGTCGCGCTCGATCCGGATGGTGACCGTGTCTCCCTTCCGGATCGCGAAGCGCAGCGAGTCTGCCCCGCTCGCGGGAACGCCGACGAGCCGTGGCTGTACCAATACCTGCGTGCCATAGCGTACCGTGGCGGTGATCGATCCAGGGCCTGACGACGGAATCCCGGTGAGCGTACCCGCGACGGTGTCGATCCCGGTGTAGCGCACCACCATTGATCCGACACGCACCCAGCCGCCCGACGCGCCGTTATCCGCTTCGAAGGGAGCGAGACTCGAGACCGGCATCGTCGTGGCGTTCTGGAGCACGTTCCCGGCCTTGTCTTCGATCCCCGACGTATCCGCCGTCGGTGCATTCGCGCCGAGCGCGCCATCCCCAGCAACGTCCACGTACTCGCTATCCGTGGTGTTTAACGTCGCCAGTAGTTTGAGCTGCGCCCCCCCGCCCGTCGTGCGATACAGCTTCCGGCCGGTGACTGCCGCGAGTGCCGACTTTGGCAGCTGTCCTAGCCACAGCGCCGCGAACGGTGGGCCGACGGGCGGCCGCTGCCCGCCGCCGCCTCCGCCGATGGTGTCGCTGTCGCTCCAGACGTAGTTGAGGGTGTACCACTCGCTGTAGGACAGCCCAGTCGGCACGTCGATGTGCCCGGCCCCGTAGTACGTGGCACTCGGTGGACTGCCCGCGGGGGACGTGCGATTGAACAAGATTTGCCGGTAGCGCGACGGCGGCACGTAGCCCGGCGGGTGCAGCGCGGGGTAGTAGGTGAACCCCTGCGCAGACATCGCCGTCGGCCCGGTATAGAGCTGCCAATACTTGCCGTTCCACGTCAGACCCGTTGGCGGGCTCATGCCGTACGATCCGTTGTCGAACGGGAACATGATCGTGACGTAGTACACGCCGCCGATCACCGGCTGATTCGGATCACCGGCCGATGGGCCGTAAGGCGCATCCCGTAACGTCGGCTGCACGGGTGACGGCGGCATCGCGTTCGATACGGTGCCCGTCGCGCGTGGCCCGGGCAGCGATTCACCGGCCGCGGTCAGAAACGTGATCGCGTACTGATACGCGACCAACGGTGTCATCGCCGATCCGCCAGTGAAGCCGGGGCCAGCTTGCCAGACGAACGGCGCATTCGCTGGCGCGTTGCCGGTGCCGACTTGCGCGCCGGTGCCACCCGTGCCGAGGACCCCGCCGTAGTTCACGCGCTGCGCGTTGATCTCGACACTACCGCCTGCCGCCGAATACCAGGACTGCGACTCGTCGCCCTCGTCGATGGGGATCTCGGTCTGCCCGGCCGGCAGATCGACGGCGGCAGCCGCGCCACCGCCGCGCCCGATGACGGACGTCACGACCTGCGAGAGGTCCTCGCGCAGCGCGTGGTGGCGCGACGTGCGCGGACTCGCATCCGTGATGGGATAGGCGTCCTGCGCTTCGCTCGTGAAGACGTGCAGCCGCCACTGATAGTCGAGGTACCAGTACGCGCCGATGCGCTGACAGACCGCGGTCAGACACGCCGGCACTTGTTCGTTGGTGAAGGTGATCACGTCGATGACGGGGAGCCCTGGCTGAATGTACGCCCCGCTGACCCCGCGCGTGTAGGTCGCGATCAAGTCCAGCGCGATGGCACTAGCAGACTCGTTCGTGTAAGTCTTGAGCACGAGGCGCCGCTGCATCAGCCACGTCGGGTCCACCGCGCGCACGTCGTGGACGGTGTTCGACGCGAGGCCCTCCGTGGTGATCGTGTCTTCGATGATCGGCCCGGAGAACAGCGTCTTGTCAGGATCGGACCGATCGCCGATCTGCAGGGTCATCAGCTGCCCGGCGACCGGGGCCAGCCCGCGCGTGCGTACGCGCATGGTGTCCGTCTGATCGTTCAGCACATGCTGCACGCTCGCCCCCTCGATCAGGAGCCCGGTCCCAGGCCCGCCCGACGGGAACACCCCGTCAATGCTGCCCCACGCGATCGCCTCGTAGACGTTCAGCCGGAAGGCGTTGAGCCGCGCGAAGCCGAGGCGCGCGCAGCCCTGGCGGTGGGCCGGGGAGACACTAGCCAAGGCGCACCCCGCTGTGCCGCATCTCCGTCACGAGCTTCGACGCGATCTGATCCGCGCTCGCATTGTTCACGTTGACCGTGAGGGTGTTCTGGTTGCCCCAGGGCTGCGCACTGGCCGGCGCCGCGTTGGCCCACAGCGGCGCCGCCAGCCCGCCGGGGACGCCGGTCTGCTGCAGCTGCTTGAACTGGTAGCCGCTGAGCCCGATGCTGCCGCCGGTCGCGACCCCGGCCTCGGCGTACGCCTGGTAGAGCTGCGCGCCGGCAATCGCTTTCTCGTAGGCCGACTGTGCGACGGTCCCGAAATTCTGCAGCGCGACGGTCAGCTGCTGCTGCGCGCCCGTCGTCTCGCGAATCGCCCCGGTCGCGGCGCCGGCGCCGTACTGCATGTCGATGTACGCCTGCACCAGGTCCTGGGTTTCTTGCTCGTAGGCGTTGGCTTCGGCGGCCATGCGCTTGGTGTCCGCGACGACGGCATCGGCGGTGATGTTCACCGTCTCGCCGACGCTGGCCCACTCCGACCCGAGCCCGGCGACGACGGGCGGCAGCGGGATCGTGGCGAGATACAGATCGCGCATCGCCTGCGGGGCCACGGCCCCGGCGCGCGTGTAGGCGTCGATCGCGGCCCCGACGACCGTGTTGAGCTTGGCCTGTTCGTCGGTCGCCACCTTCGCCAGATTGCCGAGGCCCCCGAGCGCCTGCTGGTACTCCTGGGCCTTGGTGATCGTGTCGCCGCCAAACAACTGGTCGCGCAGTTTCTGCTGCGCCGCCGCCGCCGCCTCCGTCTCCCGCGTCGCCGCCGCCTGCGCCGCCGTCTGGTCTTTCGTTTTCGCGACGTAGTAGGTGATCGCGCCTTCGGTCATCTGGTATTCCCGCGCCAGGTCCTTGACGCTGGCGGTGTGGTTCTCGAGGGCCGCCAGCATGTCCGGCAGTTGCGCGCGATGCGCGCGGATCTCCCGCTCCCACAGGGCCTGCCGGTGCGTCGCGGTGTCGACGGCGGCGGTGTGTTGGGCGACGGCGTTGTAGTTGATCGTCATCGCCTCGCTGAGGTCGGTAATCGTCCGCTTCGCCGTGGCGCTCGCTTTCGCCAGCACTTCCTGCTTGTAGGCCGCGACTTGCGCGGCGTCGCCCGTCCCCAGCAGGTTGGCGACCCAGCGGCCGATGACCTCATCGGACCCGGTCAGGTCGGCGACCCAGCGACCGAGGTTCCAGCCGGCGAGTGCGGCGCCGGCCGCGGCGCCGGCCGTGCCGAGCGCGCCGAGCTCGGTCGTCGTCTTGCCCGCCACCTGGCCCAGCTCGTCGATCAGGCCAATCGGCTTCGACAGCGAGAACCCCAGCGCGTTGGCCGACTGGTCGACCGTGCGCAGCCCCGCCGACAGCTGCTTGAGCCCGGCGCCGCTCGACGCGACGCCGTCGACGGCCTGGCCGGTCTTGGCCAGCGTCGTGCCGGTTTTCTTCGCTTCCGCCTCCATCACGCCGAGCGCGGCACTGGCCTTGGTGGCTTCGGTGACGAAGGCGGAAAAGTCGGCCTGGAGGGCGCCGGTCAGCGGCACGGCTCAGGTCCCGGGCTGGTCATCGGCCAGCAGCGCAAACAGGGATTCGGGCAGGGTCTGCACGGTCTGCCAGCTCAGGCCGCTGCGCTGGCAGACGGCGAGGGTGTGCCGGAGGAGGCGTCGGTAGACGCGGTTTTTTTTAGCGCGTCGCCGGCGGCCTCGACCGCGGCGTGATGCGCTTCGATGGTCTGCTTGAGGTCCCGCGCCACCGCCTGGCGCAGGTTGTTCAGCGCGTCCTGCACCTCGACCGGCGACCGGCCGCGCACCGGGATGCGGTCGCCCTGCGGGTCGGTCAGTGTCCAGTCGATGAGATACGCGATCACCGTCGCGTCGGTGGTCCGGATGACGTCCCGGTGCAGGTCGCCGGTGCTCGATTCGGTGTACATCCGCGACAGCATGGCGATGTACTGGCCGTGATTCAGTTCGGCCCAGACGGTCACCGTGCGGCCGTTCGCGAGCGGCAGCGTCAGTTCCCGCGGGATCACCATGTCCATGCGTCAGCGTCCTTCCGGCGGCCCGAGCGCGGCGGTGAGCGCCGTCCCCTCGAGCCGCAGCGTGTTCGGGAGTACCGGGAAACACCAGAGGCCGGCCGGCCTGGCCCGGCGCGGCGCCTGAAAAATGAGTGGGCGTTGTCGCAACCGGAGCGTATCGATCCGGTCGACGCGGGCCGCGAGCGTCCAGCGGAAGGTCGCGTCCCGCGTCACGGACCAGCGCCCGAGCACCGCGGCTTCCCCCGCCCCCCAGAGAATCGCGCCGCGCTGCCCGCCAAACGTAACGGTGTGGAACAGCCCCGGCACGGCGGCGCCTCAGGCCGCGCGGGAGGCCGCCTCGGGCGCGCGGGCGGGCGGCGGCGGGGCGCCCAGGCCGAAGCCCGTGGTCGTCCCGGTCGGCAGCGTCCACGGCCCGGCCGCCATGAACGTGCCCGACAGCGCCGGGGCGCCTTCCACGTCGGTATCCAGCTCGGCGTCCATGTACGCCAGCCCGCTGAATTCGTGCGGCGTCGCGGCCGACGGGTCATTGCTATGCGGGATCAGGGCGAGCATGCCCGGCGTGGTCAGCGCGGTGGCTTCGACCAGCGACATGTCCTCGCTGTTCCAGAACCCCTTCAGCGTCCCGCTGATGTCCCGCATGCCGGGGATATAGACGCGGTTCGTGTCCTGGAAACAGGTGACGTTGATCTTCTCGGTGGCGAGGCTCAGCGTCCACGACTTGATCGACACCAGGGCGACCGTCGCCGCGCCCCCAGCGGGGTCCCACTTCACGAGTCCGTCACGTCCTGCGCGAATCATAGTGAGGTCCTTCCTTAGACCTGCGGCGTGACTTGCACCCGATAGCGCCCGCCGTGATGCTGCCATCGGATTGATGTGTCCCCTGGGTCGAGTTCGCCGGGGTCGCGCAGCCGTTCGACGCGCACCGTCGACAGCCACCCGTAGCCCGGCACGGTCAGCGGCTGGTCCTCGAGGAGCGCGTCGATCCGGGCCGCCGCCGCCTGCGCCGCCGCCATCGCGGTGGTCTGCACCACCCCCTGCACGGCATAGGTGATGACTTCGATCGCCCGGCGCGCGGCCGGCGCGGCGGCGAACACCGCGATGTCGGCGGTCTCGTCGATCGTCACCAGCGCAAACGCCGTCTTTCCCTGCGGAGCGATCCCGAAATGCACGCCGCCGGGCAGGAGCGCCGCGAGGGTCGCATCGGTCGCCAGCGTCGTGATCACGGCCGTATCGACCGCGCTCGAGTCAGCCACCGGACACCGTCAGCCCTTCCGCCCGCATGATCGCGGCGAGGCGCGGCACCAGATCGACGCGGGCCTGCATCACCCGCGGAATGAACACATGCGCCGCCGGCATCCGGCCGCGATTCGCGTGCGTCGTGCGCGTCGTGCGCGGGCCCCAGCCGATGTCGTAGATCAGCGCGTAGCGCGCCCGGTTGTGAATCACGACCCGGGCCTTGGTCTTCTGCGGCTGGCTGCGGACACTCATCCCGGCGGCGAGCGTGCCGTCGACGACCGGATAGGCCGCGGCAATCTCGGCCGCGACCCGCGTGCCCTCCGCCACCAGGGCGGCCTGCGCCCGCGCCGCCAAGAACGACGGCAGCTGCGCGAACTGGCGCTGCTGCACCGCGATGCCGCCCAGGGTGAACTTGATCACGGCAGCGCCTCGGCGGCGACGAGGACGAGCTCCCGGCGCGCCGCCCCCGGGTCCCGCCATCCCAGCACCTGGAACGTCC